ATATTTTCAAATTATGGAAAATTTTAACAATGTGAATTTGAGTAAAACTCTCTTAGAGAAATTTCTGATGATCGCAACAACCATCATCAACTGCGTGTTGAAAGATTTAACAACAATCTCAACCGCATTTAGTTCCTACGCACAACAACAACTGAATTATTTCTTTCTTTTGTTAACATCTTTGTGTGAGGACTGGTATGTTTCGCTGATCAATTCCATTACCAACTTCTTAAACGGTTCGTGTTTAACTGAATATAGAATGAATTTGCATGATAACTTGTTCTTCAAAACATATCAAAGGTGTTTAGGCAAGCTAATCACACGTTACACTGATCTTTCCTATCCGGATGACCAATTGAATATTGCTCGTTGGTTCGGGGTTCCTACTCGGCCCTATGAACCTGCTAACAGACTCACCTTACGTTATGTAATGTTGTTACTTTTTGTGACATTTTGTGTTGTTATGATCGCTGTTGCGCTCTACTTGTTAGTACGTCGATATGGGAAACGAGGACCTTTTAGTTCTCTCGGTTCGTCGCAAACTCCATTCTACCAAAATTTGTTGATTGACAAGACCAAAACCAACATCAAATCAAACTTTCATTTGTTGGATTCAATGACCACTGAAAGGCCTCGACGCTTAGGAAACAACGGGCATCCGATTTCTGGAGCAGTCAGAGACGCTGGAAGGTTGTTGATAACAAATGCCGTCACTGCAGCAGGTAAAGACATTTATGAAATATCACCTTGGGGAAACAGCAAAGCTGAGAAGAAACAAGTTCAACACTTCGCCCCAGCAGACCTATCCCACGACTACAGATTAGTTGAAGACGTCAACAAGGATAGGGACGTTATAGTTATGATTGATTGTGATTATTATGTGGAAGACATTGCAAGCATACTCAGATTTGGTGCACCGGTCTGTCTATTTTCATTCAACCCGATTACAGTTGCTGGTATGGATGGGGATAGTTCATTTCGCATCACTGATGATGTAATAACTTACAATGTGTCAGGGGGTACAAGCTGGAAACATCAAGTATGGGATTGGTGCGGCTATGGTGAATATGTTAAGTCATCCTTCAAGGGGTTTAAACACGGATTTTTCCGTTTGTTCGGGCTCGAAGAAGTAGTGATTTACAAAATACATCATGCCAGACCATTCACAGATTGCCCACATAGAGTCATAGTCTGGATCTTGCCTCAATACACTTTTTGGAATTTCACATTCGCAACAAACGACATCAATGTCCGCGAATTGAAACGAGTCAGTTACACAGATAAGAACAAACCTGGATTTAACACCGTAACTTTCCAGGATGGACAAAACGTTCAAATAAATTTTGGACGTGCAAACTGCGATAGTTCTTATACGATGAAGAAGGTAGATTTTGATCTTTTCATGGGTTGCAATACAGCAACAGCTATAACATCAAGAGCAAAAGCCATGGGTTATAAAGACGAATCTATCCTCGCAGCATTGTCACAGTTCTTCAATGCCAAAGAAGGAATTGCAACAGAAACACCTCGAATTGCCGGGCCTATCAAACCGAAGGTCTACTGGCCTGCATCAGCAACAGAGGACATACCGAAAATAACCGCGAGAGCATACGGTTCAAGTATATTATCAACACCATCATTGATACCGAGTTTACGTCATTTTGAAACAACCAGTGACGCCATAAACTACAGAGTGACAGATGTCAAAAATACCAAGAGACCCAGCAAGAACATCGAATTTCTAGTTAAAGAGTTCGTTGATCTACTAGTGCCCGACGCCCATGTTGGACATCCGTATGAATTGGAAGAAACCGTTCTATTGCTTGACAAACCAAAGCAAGTAGCAGGAATCAAATTGATTTGGGATACAGTTGATCTGGACCCGAAACGAATGATTGAATGCTTTGTAAAGAACGAACCAACAAGCAAATCAGCTAGAATCATCTCATCTTTTCCTGATTTTAAATTTTTGCTTAATTTCTCCAAATACACGTTG